AACTGCTGAACCTGTTGCAGTAAGATTAATTAATTCGTTTCCATTAGTATCTAAAATGTTTGTTCCAATTTTAGGACTAGTTAAAGTTTTGTTTGTTAAAGTTTGTGTTCCAGTAAGAGTTACATCTCCAGTTGCTCCCACAGTCGCTTCAAAAGCTCCAGTGTTTGTTGCAACACCATCAAAATAAATAAGTTTATATCCTTTGTCAGTAGCTGAAAAAGTAACTGTTGCACCTGAACCAGTAGCTGCTTTTATTTGTACTGTGGATGCACCTGTAGTACCATTTTTAATAATGTAAAAATTTTCTGTAAGAACTGGAAAAGTTACAATTCTTGCTCCAGAAATAGATCCTGTAAGTTCTATAACTCTGTGTTGAGCAGTACCTGTTAAAGCACCGTCTGCTATTGTTAAAGCTGTTGGTGTTCCTGAATCAGTTACAGCTTGAGAATTAACACCACCTGTTAGTTGTTCTACAAGACTTAAGTTAGCGTTTGTTTTTGTTCCCCAAGTACCAGCATTTTCGCCGGTTGCCATTAGCTCTAAGCCAAGATCTGTGAATGTTGATGCCATAATTTTGTACTCCTGATTGTTTTATTTATATTGTTTATTTAGTTTTAAGTCAAACATTAGTTTGGTACTATTCTTGTGTAACCTGTACTATCTTTAGGTACTATTCTTGTGTAACCTGTACTATCTTTAGGTGTTAATCTTCGATAATATGCAAGACTTATGCCAGCATCGTTTAATGTAGTAGTAGCTGTTTGTCCTAACCCTACTAAACTAGCTATAGATAATTGTGTTGGAGTTAAAGATCCAATTGCACTTGTAGCTGATTGACCTGCTAACAATACAGGAGTTATATTATCTATTGTTAAAGACCCTAAAGATGTTGATGCAGATACACCTACTATATTAAGAACAGGATTAGATGAAATAGTTATAGCACCAACGTTTGTTTGAGCAGCAGATGGAGCAGTTATACCTATTACATCTGCAGGCGATATACTTCCTACTGCACTTGTAGCTGATAAACCAGATAGTCCTATTGAATGATCATCAACTGATAATAATCCTGGACTTGATGTTAAACTTAATGCAGATAGTGTAAGTGAAACATCTGATTTAGCACTTAAAGATCCTACAGCACTTTGAGCAGATAGACCTGTTAAACCTATTACATCTTCAGCAATTAAAATTCCAACAGAAGATGTTGCGGATAAACCTGTTAAATTAAATACAGCTGATTCAACAGTGCCCCAACCATTTTCACCCCAATCTAAAGTACCCCATCCAGGTTTAATTTGTATATTTTCTGATGGAAGATTTACTGAAGCTGTTGCTGTTAAACTTGGAAGTGTAACAATTGGTGTATCACCCCAAGATTGATGACCCCAGGATTCTCTACCCCAGCCTTGTTCAATTAAAGTAGAATCATTCCAACCAGCTTGTCCCCAACTATAACGGCCATACCCTGAAGTAGCACCTGTATATGAAAGGTCTCCTAAAGATGAAGTAGAAGAAAGACCCGTTACTGTGAGTGTAACGTCAGCCATTTTTTACTCCTATGCTATTTGAACGATTGCGTTTCCTGCTGTTTGAGCTGGGAATTGAACTGTAAAAGTTCCACTAGTCACAGTTTTATCTGCACCAAAATTAATTGCACAAACACTTCTGTTTGTTGTGAATCCTGTGACTGCTGTTGAATTATAAATTAAACAACCTCTTGCTGTAAATGTAGCTGAAGTAAAACTAACATCATTAAATTTTACACAAGCTGTGTCACTAGATAAAACTGGATCAGCCGATGGTGTTAATGCTCCTCCACCTGCAGTGTAACCACTGTTTGATGCGCCGCCATCAGTTGTGCTTTGACTAACTTCAAGTGTGTTAGTTGGAACTGCGTTAGCTGATGAGGGAGCTGTGTAAACAGTTGTTGTTTTACTTAATGAAGCTGAGTCACTTGAAAATAAAGCTAACTTGTATGCGTTACCTGTTGGTGCGCCACTAGCATCATTAAAGTTGTGACCACCTTGTAAAATTTCTACTTTAAAAGAATTACATATTGCTGATGTTATTGTCATAAATTTTTTCTCCTAATTACTGAGGCGCTGACTCGATTGGAATTCTTATAGTACCATCCGTGTAATCGTCTCGTCTTCTTCTTCCAATTTGCATCGCTGCAAACTTTTGTAGTTCAGTTTTATATCTATTTTCATATAGTGTCAACATGTCTGTTGGACCTTTTAAAAACATAAATGCTTCTACTAGACATGCATATAACAAGCCTTGTGGAAAGTAATTACTTAAATATGTATTAGAATTACCATCACCACCAGAACCTAATCCTACAGGCATTGCATTATAGTGTATTATATATTGATAATTAGCGTCAGGTGTAGGAGCTAAAAAAATAGCACCCGAAGTAGCTCTTGTTGCTCCTGTTGTTGCACCACCAAACATCGCATAATATTTAGGTAATCCTGTTACATCTTGACCTGCTGCACCACCGGATGTTCCTGTTAGGGTGCCAATATACTCTGATATAAAAGTTTGATCACGTTTTTCTAACCATTGACCTTGACCATTAGTATTTGCAGTTGAATTAAATACTTGAATACCTCTTACAAACAAAAGTTTAACAGGCATTGTAATAGTATTATTATCTGTTGCAAATTGTCCTTGGTCTTGAAGTCTATCTGAGTCCATAGGAAGATCTAAGTTAATTCTATTTTGTGCAGCCATAATAAAACCATCTACAATAGTTTCTGTAAATACATTAGCATCTACTTCAGTATAATCTCTTATAGCTGTAACTAATGTTGAATATGTATAGTTAGATAATCCTGCCATAATTAAGCTCTATCATTTAACGGTCCAATTGTACATTGAAAACCGCCCCCTGTTGCTGTGCTTCCAGCATTAGATACTAAAGGCACTGTTATAGAATTAAATTGTTGTTCTGTTGCTTGTGTTCCGTTTGGTAAAGTAGGACCAACTTCTACAGTAGTTGCAATTGCTGTTGCTAAATATGATCCAAAAACTTTTGCTCCGTTTGCATGAGTTGTTGCTGTAGTATTAGATGGAGTTATTCCTCTAAAAGGTGCAGCTGTGCCTCTTGTTAATCCAGATAAAACTCCTGTGCCGGTATTGTTACCTGTATATTGAATTGTTTCATTTATGTATCTTCCAAAAGTTGCACTAGTTGCATCTTGATCTACTTTTTCTATTACAATAAAACCAGTGTTTGGAAATGCTGCAGAACTAGTTAAAGTTAAAGTGTTAACTGTATCATTAATTGCACCATTTAAAGTTGTTTCTAATTCTAAAGTTGCAATTGCAACACCTCCTACTATTTCTTTAACAGATTGAAATCTAACATGAGATGTTCCTTCGTTAATTTGATTAGAAGGATAAGACACACTTAAAGTTTGAGATCCACCTGTTGTAGTAAATGGATTGTTAGGTAAAATATCTTGCACTGGAAATTCTGTTCTTGCAGGTCTTGCATTTTTTAATCCTTGTGGATCTGCTCCTACAGGATGTGGCTCTAATTGTGGTTGCTTAGGTTCAAATTCAGAGTTATGTACTAAAGCTCCGGTCCATTCTTTAACCATTTCTCTATATGGAAAAGCTGCGCCCGATCTATCAGAGATTGCTAATGCTCTACTACCTTTTGCGAATCTAGCCATTATATATTTGGATAGTATGTTTTCGGAGTTATAAATGTACTAGCTGGAGAACCATCTTCTGATAAGGCTCTTGCTAATTCATCCTCGTACAACAACTTCATCTCCTGTGTTCGTTGTGGTGCAAACTTCATAGATAAGTAATATGATAATCCTGAAATCATACATGGTACAAATCTAAAAGGTGTATCACTTGCGTTAGTATAAGCTCCTGCATCATCAATTCTTTTTACGTAATAAACGTTTAAAAAATTTGATGCAGCAGTTGAATTAGGTAAAGGATAGATAGTTAATGTAACTTTATCTATAAATCTTTGTACCCAAAATTGTGAAGGTGTTCCATTAGATGCTTTGTTTGCTGTTGCAGCATATGCATCTCTTGCAACTTTAGTTAATCCTGTATCTGATTGATTTGTTGTATTATAATTTTGTCTATATGTAACATTTAAAATATCCGATATACCAAAAACATTTGTTGTTGGAACAGTTGTTGCTTGTGGTGAAGCAGCAGCCGCTGCTGCGCTGTCTACAGAATTTCTATAAAAAGTATAAATACCAGCACCTTCATCAGTAGCATCAACATTAGTTGTTGCACCTGCTACTAAATTAATATTAGTATTTCCTACTTCCCAAAAATGTATTCCTCTATTGCCCCACTCTTGAAAAAGAATATT